TAATCCTGCAAGGTGTCGCCGAAGAGCTCGCTCATATCGTCGAGGTCTTCAACAGCTTCACCGAGATCCGCCTCCGCGCCCTGGAGCTCAAGGATGGCCGCGTCAATCTCTTCGCGTGCGTGCTCGAGTGAGTCTGCATAAGAGCTTGAAGCCTCATCGAAGGGTGTGAGCGTGTCCGCGATCACATCGAAAGTGAACGATGCGGTGCTTATGCGCTGCGTCTCAGGGTTCGAACTGTCGTAGAACTTCATATCGCACACGACCAGACCGCACACTCCGAACTCGTTGCCCTGGATCACATATACATAGTCTTGACCGCTGCCTGTGGGCACTCCCTCGACGCATGTGCCGTTGGTGTGGTTGAATACGATGTGAGGATTCATCCCCGTCGGGTTGAGGTCGACACAATGCAAGTGGAACGTGCATCCCTTGTCTCCGATCTTGAAAGCATAACCGGTTTTTTGCGGGATTGCCTGGTTGAAGTGGAGATTGATGTAATAATCTGAGTTCATGGTCTCCTCCGTTCTAGTTCATGGATTTTTTAATGTTTATGAGCTCGCGCCCGAGTTCTTCGATCTTTGCCTGCTGATCTGTCACGAGGTCATGAAGATCGCGAAGTTCACGCTCATGGTCCTGCACGACCGCCGTGAGGATTGAAACAAATTCCTCGTAGCGGATGCCGTAGTCTCCATTTTCTTCGATGACGACCGCCGCGAGATCCTTGAGCTCAATGCCAACGTCTTCCGCTGCCTGCTCGACCTCCTGGGCAATAAATCCCGTGTGCGTTCTTCCGCTCGTGCCGTCCTTGTATTTGTACGACACCGGGCAAAGACGGAAGAGGAGCTCTTTGTATTTCCGAGCGAGGTCTTTGATTGATTTCTTCTTTCGTTTGTCGGATGAAGAAATCGGTGAGCCGTCGAGATAAATGTTTTTTGCGTAAAGGTTCAGGAGTTGCTTCGAGGACGTTCCGATGGATGCTCCGGAGTTTGTTGCCGGATCCATGTGTCCGGACGTGATATTGAACACCGATGTGCCGTTTGGTGTTCTGATTGCATCAGTGTCTATGTTTGTAGTTGTGACTGATCTGAATCGGTAAGTGTTATTCCCGAGATTAAGAGTCCCGTTTACATTAGCCTGCTCTCCGGAGATGCTTATGTTATTGTTTCTGCTTCCGAGCCTGTCGAAGTATTCATTCTTGCCGCGATAATTGCTTTCCGCATCTGTCTGACTTAAATAAGTGTTTGCCGCGTCCGTTGCCGTAAGATATGACGCGAGGATCGTCTCGAGCTCACTCTTGAGCACGTTATAATTTGTTGTGATGTTGTCGTTGCTGATCTTGCCCAGGATGATGAACGTATTGCCCTGGGCAAGCATTGCCACATTGTCGTTCACTGTCGGCTTGTAGCCTTCAATGTACGGGTAATATTTTGTTGATGCTTCGCTCTCTCCGTAAAACTTGACCGCTGCCTTGCCGCTCGATAAGCTTGTTACCTGCGCGAGACGGACGGAAGGCGCTTCTTCAATTTCAATGGTCTCTTCTTCGGTTTGAACTTCTTCGATCGCGTCGTCGTAGATCATAAGCTGTGTACCTTCCTTGCTGTGTGTCTCATGTGGCCACCGAGAGAGAGGTCAAGATGCCAGGACTCTTCGATGTATTTGCCGGCAATGTCAAGCTCCGAATCAACGACATAGATGCAATCATAATTTCCATGATTCGGCATTGCTATCGTATCAAAGATGACCTTCTGATATATCTTGAAATCATCCATCACCTTCGCGGTGTATGCGTTGAGTGTGGACTGATCTGCGATGTCCTGCACCGCTGCCACATCTACAATCGTTCGACCTCTGGAAACGGTCGAGAGCGGGCTTGTCGGGTCCGTGTTGGTCACTTCCGAGATCAAGACACCGCGGTCAGCGGTTTCAAGATAACGCACGACTTTGTTGGGGAGATTGAAAACGTCCATCTCCTCACGTACTCCGGCAAAGATGACGCTCTTTTTGTCGGTGATATATTCCGCCTGAGCAATCCGGTGAAGCGGTGACTCGTAAGGTTCACACACAAGCCGACCGTTTTGGTTTGCATATATCGAGTTGTAGTTGATTGCGGCCAGAAGGCTGTTGATTGCGTCAAGCTTCGGAGTTCCGAGCGCGAACTCAATATCGACCGCGAGGACTTTGTCCGTGGGTGTGACGATTGCGTCCTCGATCCCTGCCGATGCGAGGATATTGAGGATTGTTACATCGTACTTGATACCCGCTGCGGCTTTGTATCGGCTTGTAAACTTGTCATCTGAGAGCGTGAGCGTCATGTCGTAACACTCGATGTCTCTTCGGACGGATCCGAGAGAAGCCTGACGACTCGGTGATGACATGTAGAAGACTCCGAGAGGAAAGCGTTCCTCCCCCGTCGGAGTCTTTAAGCACATAACCGGTTGAATCTTTTCGCTCAAGAAATCAATGTCACGCTCTTCAACGATCTGGAGGTTTGCGGCTCTTTGAATCTTTGCCGTGGCATTGTAGTCGATCGAGCCCGTTGCCGTGACTTGTCCGAGCGGCACGTCATTCTTGTCGAATAAGTCGAACTCATACCAGACTTCGCGATCCGACATGAGCATCGCACGGATTTGGTCGGCGGTGTAAATGCCTGTTGCGAGATCATACATTAAAAACCACCTCTTCCTCTGCGAGTCGTGTGAGTTCAAATTGTAAAATATAACCGCTGTTGTTGAAATTCGTGTAATCCTGCTTTGTAACCGCTGCCATAAAAGCGTTGTTGTGATCGTCTCTGTAAAAGACCTTGAGGTCTTGCGTGAGCTCGAAAAACTTCTCAAGCTCCTCCGGTGTTACATAGAAGCGTTTGTTGATTCTGTTGCGCTTTGCGCTTCCGAGCTCAAGAAGAGGATTGTCGCGGCCGACAAAGTCGTCAAGCGCGTGACTTCTTTCCTTTGCTCCCGTGTGAGGAATGAATGTATCATCAGAGATTTCGAGGTGAAGCTCTTCGTCTCCCAGGGAGAGGATCGCGCCCGAGTATTTACACATGACTTGTTTTGAAGGTGTGTCCGTGTAGCCGTCTGTCCATGTTCTCAGAACGTACTCATAGAGCACTCCGCTCTTGACGGTTTTGTCTTCGTAGGTGTTCACGCTCATCGTGTCCGTAAGGATGGTTTCGACACCTTTTTCTTTTCTGACAATAATTGCGTTCGTGCCGGACGGAGCCGTCCACTCAAGTCTCACAGATGTCTCGAGAGGGATCACTACAAGATTGCCGGCGCTCGGTGCGGTTCCGGAGATTGTAAATCCATATTGTCCAAAATCGCTCCATATATCTGTGTTGTTTTTTATGCGGATCTTGATGTTGTATGTTCCTTCGAGGAAAAACTGCGGTTTATATGATGCTTGCGTTGTCGCTTCGGTCACATGGTCGATCAGATTGCCGTTTGAATCGTAAAACATAAGGTCGATGGCTTCCTGACCTGTTGCTTGCCAAGTGATTTCTGTAAGTGCTTTGTTCGCCGGTGCGTTGATGACCGGTGATGCGGGTTTTCCGATAATGTCAAAGTATTGAGTCTCACAGTATGATGATGTTTCATAGATTGCATTTGTTACGGCAACACGCCAAGCATACGCACCTTGTGCAAGACGTGCGTTCAAGGTGTAGTTTGTTCCGGCTCCGCTGCTTGTGACTGTGGTCCAATCTAAATCATTGACATTTTTATATTGGAGTGTTGCTGAAATTTGCCCTGCTGCCGTGGCGCTGTTGTATTGCCAGGAGAAGTTTATCGAGTCTGCTTCCATGACAGCGATGCCTGTCGGATATATTGGAGTAGGTGCCGGTTGTGTGACGTCTATGTATGTGACATTGATTGAAGATGTGGCTTTTTTTACCGATCGGGTAAACAAATACATCAGATCATGTGTGCCGGTTGCTTCTCGGTAAAATTCTCCTGCTGAGTTAACACTTGTATCATGGTTCCTTATTCCCGCAGAAGTATTAACAACTAATCCTGCACAAATTATATATTTGCTTTCAGAACCTCTGAACCATGATTTATGAATGTCAGTTATGTCGATTGATACGGTAGCGTTTGTTGTTTGCAATGGGATCTGACTTGTTACATCAAAGGGAGTGAATCCTCCTACACTACCCATGGATTTGTAATTATTTTTATTAATAGACGATAAACTTGCGGTTGAATAATACGGTGCTATATAAACATAGAAGTATCTGTTTGTCGGTCTTAGATAATCAGTGCCTCCGGAATAATTATAATAAAAACGATCTAAATCAAGCGTAAGCGTAACATTTGTAATTTCTTTAAAATTAAAAACATTGTTGCCTTCAAAGCTGAGTAGTGCAGCTGAAAAATCAATCCATTCGTAAGCATTAGACGGTGCTCCATAGCTTTGCCTTAAATTTTCAGCATTGTCGGCATTGGGATAATCGGAACAAAAATATGCCGAAGTTCCGACGCTTGTTCCGCTTGACAAGTCTGAATTTGGTGAGTGATAGGAGAGAGTGGTGCCGCCGTTACATGCAAGGTTTAATGTTGCCATTAGCGAGTCCTCCTCTCTGCCATTCTCTGATTTCTTGCGAGCTCAACGACTCGGTTGAAGTCGCTGACGTTTTTCGCGTCTATGGTCACATAAAAAGTGTTGTATTCGGTGCGGGTGTTGTTTGTGGCGGGTTCGATCTTGGTGCCGCGGGGAAGGGTGACAAGCTCGGGACCTTCTTCGCCGACCCATGTCTTGCCGCCTCGGAAGTTCTGAGTTCCGGAAGCGTTTCGAGATGTAGTCTTTGCCGATTCCGATGCACGATTGACCGTCTGCGTCATCTTGTCGGTTGCGGCGGTTGCTTTGCCGAGAGTTTTGTCGATATCATCCGTGCGTCCCATGATTGCGGCTATGACGACACCCAGAGCGATCAGCGCAGCAACGACTCCCAGGATGATCGCCGTTGTCTTTGCTCCTCCCGCTGAAAACGCTCCAAAAAATGCCTGCACGACTGCGACGATCATCGCCATGCTCTTGACTGCGTTGATGATCGCAACGAGTCCCGCGGCCATTCCTGCAATGGCAGCCACCGCGGTGAGCACCGGCACGGGGATGGATGCGATTGCATTAAACAGTCCCGTGAGTACCGGTATAACTGCCATCGCAAGGTTCTTTTTCATCATGTCCAGAGTGGTGTCGAAACGATACATTGCATCACTCAGTTCGCCCATGTCCTTGAGACCTTCGTCTGAGACGATCTTTCCCATGTCTTCGGCTTCTTTGCCGAACTCTTTAAGGTTTTTACTTCCGGTCTTGATGAGAGGATTGAGGTCACGCGCTGATCTTCCGAAGATCTCCATCGCCTCGGCATCGCGTTCGGTTTCATTCTGGACCTTGCCGAGCGCGTCAATCACCTCATAAAAGACATCATTGACGTCTCTGAGCTGTCCATGTGCGTCCGTGGTACGGATCTTTAACTTTCTAAAGGCATCCGCTGCCTGACCGCTTCCGTCCCTTGCCGAGTTCATAGAGCGCACGAGCTTCTCCATGGATCCCGTCATTGTGTTAACATCAACATCAATTAGTTCGGAAGCATATTGAAGCTTTTGAAGCTCATCGGTCGCGATTCCTGTCGTTTGGCTCAATGTGAGCAGGTTGTCCGCCCACTCTGCCGATTCTTTCGACCAATCGAAAAGCTTCTTGCCCATTGCACCGAGCACGATGATCGCGTTGCCCACGGATGCACTCACACCATCAAATTTCTTTGCAAGAGCTTCGACCGCCGGAGATGCTTCCAAGCCGAGAGCCGACGCAACACTTCGGATCTCATCGCCGAAGGACTTTGTTGCCTTGTTTGCTTTGTTGGTTTTATCTTCTTCGTCTTTGAGTTCGCCGTTGAGCTTTTCGAGCGTTGTGCGCTCCTGGAGGAGCTTCTTGTCGAGAGCATCAATCTCTTTTTGGCTCGCGTTCTGCGATGACATTACCGCATCATACGCTTTTTTTGCTTCTTCGACTTTTTTCTTCTGGAGTTCGATCTTTTGCGCGAGATATTCCTGCTTGAGACCTGTTTTGTCGGTCTCGTTGCCGTAGTTCTTTGCTTGCTCCGTGGCAAGTTTGAACTCCGCATCGAGCAGACCCATCTTGCGGTTGATTTCTGTGATTCCGCCCGAGAATTGGCTATAGTCAAGGCCGAGGTAGATTGTTCTTTTGTTCGATGCCATTAGATAAGCCCTCCGAGCACTGATTTGAAAGATTTTGCGGGTTTATAATAATTTGCCGCTGCCGGTGCGCTTGCCGATGCGCTTGATTGTCCGTTCATCGCTTCCGCGATCGCCTTCTGCTCCTGGGTCCACGCGTCAATCATATACATGACGCGGGTGAAGCTTGAAGTGAAAAATGAGTCTTCGCTCAGTCCGAGCTTGACCGTCCAGAGATAAAAGATTTTATCGAAATCAATCTCTAGATCGCCTTGAGGAGCTCCGCAATCATTTTTTTTTGAGTAGGATCCTCTCCGTCTATTCCTGCGGATTGATTAAATGTTTCGATGATTTCCGAAACCGTTGCGAAATCCATCTGTGAAGTAAGAGCACGCGCCTTTTCACGCGTAAAATCCTCGTTGTTCTCTTTCCCTGCTGCGTATATGATGAGCGCGGCCATCTCTGCCGGAGACTTCTTCAAAAAGGCTTTTAATCCGCCCTTTGTGTCTTCTTGCAAGATTGAAAACATATTCACATCGAAGCGGAGATGTATGTTTTCACCTCCGTCAATGCTGAGTTCGATTTCCGGTGCTGATTTGCATTGCATGATTTTTTTTGACATATTGAAGACCTCCCATTCTTTAAAAACAAACCGCTCAGGGGTGCATCCCGAGTTTTATCCTGCTTTCGGTACCGTCCCGGGGATTTGACTCCCGCTGAAGTTAGGTACCTAGCACCATGCGGTTATATGCTCAGGGAAGGGCACTGCTCCCTTCATGATTGACGCGATGCACTCCGCGTCTTTTATCTCGGTTTTGCTCACTAATTGAAGGGTGCATTTACTTCTTTCGTGAAACCTTAGCGTCTATCTTCTTCCGCCACCTGAGACATCGGGCATTATCCCGCCCGACAAGGGAAACATTTCGATATTACGATGCAATATCGGGAGCCGACTTGAAAGCGGTCTGTGCGGATGTATCAAATGCCGAGTTGTCGGTGTCGGCATACATACAAACCGCGTTGTCCTTCTTCCTCGCGATAAAGTCGATCGTGAGCTCGTCGGTTGTGTAGTTGATATTGCCTTCGGCCTGATTGCCGGTGATGTTGATGGGCTCGCACTTGCCTGAGAGAAGCCATACAGCTTCATAACCGCCATTGTTGAGCTCAATCTCGGCATAAAGAGCAATCTGGAGAGGTGTGTCGTCTGTTTCGACGCTCATAACTCCCTTGTTGCTTACGGTATGCCCGAGAAGTGCGGCGCGTGCCGCCTGCGGAACCTTGTCGATTCCGATCTTTGCCTGTGCACCTGTGAGCTTTGAGTCCTTGGCCACGAGCTTGCCGTCTCCGTAGAGTTCGCCCGTTGCGGTCAAGAAGGTGATGTCAAGAGTGCGAAGGTCGGGAAGTGGCACGATCGTGCCGAGTGTGTACGTTGTCGAACTGTCTACGCTTACGGGAGCATATTGGCAGTTTTTGACGTTGAACTTATATCCGCCCATGTTCTTTTTTCCTCCTCGTTAGGGTGTAGTTTCGGGATCCGGCTCGGGCTCGGGAGTCGGATCGGGATCCGGTTCCGGATCGGGATCCGGTGTCGGATCAGGATCGGGAGTCGGGTCCGGAGTCGGCTCAGGGTCGGGCTCGGGTTCGGGTTCCTCAAGTGGTATAAATTGGAGCGAGAAGATCGCGCGGAACTTCTTCGCCGTGTGGTCATAATATGTTTCGATGTCAGCGCTCGCGGTTCCCCAGGCAGAAGCCAGAGCTTCGTCAAGGGTTGCGACCGCCGTGTCGCGTTCGTCTTTTGTTTCAAACCACAGATTGATAAAGGTGTCGCAGAGTCGCCCTTTGCGCTTGCCGTCTCCATAGACATCAGCGGAGAGCGTGGTCACTTCGAGCGTTGCCGACGGATATATGATCGAGTCGCTTCCGTTTTCGTCACGACCCTCATAAACGTGGATTTCAAGCGTGTCTTCAATCAGCTTTTTGAGTTGCGCTTCTGTCATGCCTGTGTAATCCTCCTCATGAGATCGTCGACCGCCCGCTCCACCGCGGGAGTGGCCGCCTGCATTGCTTTCGAGGTAAAATGTGTTGCGTGGGTGTGAACCGTGCCGTTAGGATTCCGAGTCCCGTCATCAAGCATGTGCCACTTGTATGCGGTGTCTTTGCCGCCGTGAACCGACACACCCGTCACTCCGGTCTTTTTCTTTTTACCGTTTATCGTGACCTTGATGTCATCGCGCATGTGCTTATGTGTTTCGTCTGACTTAGGAAGCGCATCCTTGACCGCCTTCTTGATCGCATCTCCTGCGGTCTTCAAAACGGTCTGCTGCTCTTCCTCGGTAATCTGTTCACAGCGGAGCACGTCCGCGATGATGCCTCCGAGAGCATCCTTATAGTTGAGATCCACGTTCATCGTCCCACTGTCACCTCTATCGTGTAGTTGTCGGGCTCGTAGGTCCTGATAATATTGAACGTGTCACCATTGAAAACAAGCTCGGTCGGGACCTGTTTGAATGTCTTTGTTCCCTCGGTGACTGTGATGTATGTGCTTTCATATTCATCGAGATCGAACTCAAAGACATATCTGGGATTGATGCCGACCTGTGTCGCTGCGTAAAATTCACCGTAGCGCACGGACTTCTTTCCGCACCAGAGCGTGACCTCGTGGCGCGTGAGTGCCGCCTTGTTTCTTGTGATGGTGACAAGCGTCGCCTGATCATTTCTCATCATGTGCCGCTCACCGTCCAATCATGTTTTTTGAGACAATCGCATTGATAGTCCCAAGACCTTTGTGCCGCATCGCGGAGCTTGTCATCTCTCGCGAGTTGCGAAAGCACACCCTGGATGACGGCTCCCTCAATGAGCGGGTTTGTGCCGATCGCGGTGTCGTGAGGGACTCCGAGGCGCTCGAGTTCGTTCTGTGCCCATGTGATGAGCCTTCCGATCTCGGTGTCGAGTTGTGTTCCCTTGATTCTGTCCGCTGTCTTGACGGAGTCCGTCATCGTCTGTGTGCTCATGTTTCACCTCTCTGTGGTTCAACAGCAACGGCGGAGTGTTGCCTCCGCCGTCACCGAGTGTGATTAAATAAACATTGCGATCTGTACCGTCTCGCCTGCCGGAGCGGAGGAGAAGGTGAAGGTGTTCTTTGCAAGCTCATCGTCATCGGTTGCCCATGTGATGGCTTCGTTAACATGGTCAACGGCACCCACGGAAAGCGGAGCCTGTGCGAACATGAAGGGCACTCCGTACTTGTCGCCCCATCCCATTTTAGCGGTTACAGCGCCGTCCATGACGGGGAAGGTCACCTTTGTGATCTCGCTGAAAGCGCAGGATCCGGTAAATGCGACATGTTCGTCAGCGGTGACCGTTGCCTCTTCGACAAGAGGGTCTCCGTTGATGTCCTTGCCTTCGATCACGATCGTGCCGGCTTTGACGTTGCCGGCGGTGCCTGTTGTCGCGATGGTGACATTGCGGCAATAAGGCATCTTGTTGAGGAAAGTGTCCTTCTCAACGGGTCCCGTGGATCCGAGAGAGACACCTGCGAGCAGACCGTCGTCATCCGCTGCCGCTGCCTGCGCTGTGGTGAGCTCAATAAGAGCCACCTTCGCCGCATTAGCGGGCACGTTGAACGCGTCCGTGCTCAAAAGCTCGGGGATATATCCTCTCATAGTTTTATACCTCCATCATCAGAGTGATGCAGCGCCCTTTGTGAGACGGCCGCCTCCGAGTGCCTTGCAATCGAAGAGACAATCTCCCTTGTAGTCCACTGCGTTTCTTGTGAAACCGGATTCTGCCGACTTGCTGAACTTGATCGGTGCGGCAAAGTTTGCCTTCACTGCCTCGAAGAAGTTACCGAAGTAAGCAACACCTGCGGCTACGTTGTTATCAAGAACAACGGGGAAGCCAAAGATGAAGTATCCGTTCTTCACATCGCCGCTGATGATCTCGGGCTTCTTTTCGTCTCTGAGAACGTGGAACTTGTTCCAGAAGGTTGAGAAGCTCATGAGCCACTTTGCACCTGCGGCATAGTCGCCATCAATGTAGCCGATCTGCTCCTGAACTTCCGCAACGGTGGGAGTTGTTCCTGCCCAATCGACTGCGTTCTGGGTGTCGACCCATGTCTCAGCGTACTCGATGCCCTTGGGCTCCGAGGATCCTGTGCCGTTGATGGCATACTTGCCGCACTTCTTTGCAACGGATCTTGTGAGGTTGTTCACAAGCCAATTCTCGAATGCGTTGATGCTCATCGCGCTGAGCTTTGCGGAGATGGGGATGATCTTCACAATCTCGTAGCCGCCGAGAGATACCTTCACGAGTGTGTCACCTGCTCCGGTGATCTGTGCGTTCTCTGTGTGGAGAGCTGCTTCGTTGACGGTTGCCTCGACACCGATGGTCACATTGCCCTCGATGTGCATGACGTCGATCTCGTCAAGGATAGGAGCGGCTTTGCCGAGCTTCTGGATGATCTTGTCAAGTGTGATTGTAGGGATTGCAGCACCGCCCGAAGCGTCGCCCGAATCCATAGCACCGCGCTCTTCTGCGCTGAGCTCTTTGCCCATGAGCATCTTGAGGAATGCGTCACGGTATTCTGCCGAATCAACGGCGAAAGTTCTTTTCTCTTCCATCTTTGTTCCCTCCTCGTGGATTTTTCCGCGAACGATGCCCTGCTCGAGCTTCTTCGCGTCTTCCTTGCGCTGTGCAAGGTCTGCAAGTGTTTTCTGTCTTTCGATCAGATTGCGCTTTTCCTCTGCGAGTGCGTTGACCGCCTCGACTTCTGTAGCGCCTTCGATTTCTCCATCAATAGCCGAGAGTCTTGCCTCGACATCCTGGAGTGTCATCTCATTGAGTTCCATGTCGGTTCTCCTTTCACATGATTGCTCTCGCCTTGGCCTTGGCGAGTTCGAGTTCTTTCGCCCGGAGCGCGCACTCCTCGCGTTCCTTCTCGATCGCTCCGTCGAAAAGGCTCCTAGCGTATATATCCGTCCCCGGATTTGCGGGGAATGATACCGGTGAGACATCATAAAGCTTGTTAATACGCTCAATGATGCGTGTATATTTGTGGTTTTCTCTGTCTCTGACGATTCTGCTTTCGCCAACCACAAAAGCGAAAGACATCTGTCGATACATGCCTTCCTTGATCTCCTCGTGCATATCACGAGCGGAAGCGGTGCGAGAGAGATCTGTATCTGTGAGAAGTCCGTGACCGTCAACACTGAGCTTTAATGTGCCGTTTGAGGTTCTTGCGAAAACCGTGCCGGTGTGATCCTTGCGGAAGACAACATCGCTCATGTCGCAATCATCGAAGGCCGTCGGCTCGATGCGCTCGCAATAGCTGTCATATTCATCGCTGAAAAGCTCATACTCCTCGAACGTGCTCGCATAGCCGCGCACATTGTAGGAGTCCGCTTCCTCGCCTTCCTTACGGAGCTCGAAGGTGTCGATCGGGATGAATCTGTATTCTCTTTCACTCATTTCTTGCCACCGTCCTTTTTCTTGTCGTCTTTGTCTTTGTCGTCCTTGTCCTTGTCATCATCGTTGTTGTCGGTTGCTGCGGATCCGTCCGTCGGCTGTGTGTCAAGTCTGCGGATCGGCACGTCCCCACCATCCACCGGCGGGAGATTGAAAAGACCGCGCCACTCGTTCGGTGTGAGTGCTCCGCGGTCTACCAGGGAAACCATCGCAAGCTTTGTTTTTGTGCTCGCGTAGTTCATACGATTTGATTCGTAAACGATATCATTTCCGAAAGCGATTTCTCGCTCCGAATAGACTTTTCGAGTGAGCTCAATCGAGAGCGCCACGAGAAACGGCTCGATTCTTGCCTCATAAAAGGCTTCCATCTGTTCCTCGGTGTAGTTGCTCGTGATGATCGCTTCATTCACTCCGAAATAGCGATAAATGTCTTCACGCTGATCTTTTATTGTGGCCGCATTGGTCACAATGGGAGACATCGAGATCGGAATGAACTCCATTGTTGCGTCGAGTGAAGCGATTCCGCCCTCATTGCTGAGATTCATGTAATCTCTGACGAAATCGTCTCTCATCTTCCTGGTGTCTGCGTTGGCAAGCATCGCCTTCGTGCCTTTTAAAATGCCACGGAGGTTCGCGGTCGATTTGATCGCGTTGGCAATGCCCTGATTCGTTGTATTGATGAGCTCAAGCTTCTGGAAGATTGGAGTGTTGTCGTCTCCGCTGATGTCGTGCTTGTTGTAATCCTTCCGGAGTGCAACAAGATCGTCCCAGGGAAGAACGAGACTCTCAACGGCTCCACCGTCAAAATAAAATTTGATGTAGAGCTTTCCGTTGTATTCAATGGCTTCAAACCATGAATATGGCACGGGATAAAAGCCTTTGACGTTTGCCTTGTCATCGCGCTCGATGTAAACAAACACCGTGTTCATGAGTTCGAGCATCGTGCGCGTCTTGTAAAGAAAATCCTTGCCGGACATATACATGTTCGGGTTGTAGTTGAGGATCCTTGCAATCCGCTCATCGTTCTGACAGACTGCGTTCGCCTTGCTCGTGTGCTCAGCGAGCGGTCGGATGCAAGCACGAACAACGTCGCTCATATACATGTTGTTTCCGAAGGGTGTGAATTGAGCGGTATATGTGCCGAGTTCTTTCCACATGCTTTGTTTTAATGACTTGAGCGGTCTGAAAATGTTTAAAAATCCCATTTTTTACCTCACATATGGCATAAATTCATCAAAGTGCTTGACGTAAGCCACCCAAGCGTTCAAAAGGGAGACCATTCCGTCAATTCTCATATTCTGCTGCATCTTGACGGGCTGAATTGATTCAATGCCGTCTTTATTAAGTGATTTGGCCGCCGTGTTGGTGAGACACCACCGGAGCACAGGGTTGTTGTTATAATTCACAAGGTGCTCATGGAAAGCCGCACCCATTTCTTTCATGGGTTGTGACCATGTATATGCACCCTGAGCGCATTTTTCCATATCGAAACCATATTCTTCCATCTCGGGCACCCAATAGCCGGAGAGAGCGCGGTCATAAGACACCCAAAGAGGTCGGATGTCATACCTCGTGACCATTTCAACAAACCACGCGGTCACGTTCTTGTAGTCGACCGCCGCGCCTTCGTTTATCGTGATCCAACCTTGCTCTTGCCAGAGCTTATATGGTGCCTCACGGCTCTCTGTCTTTTCGAGTGCATCAATTCGTCCCTGCGGGATGAAATAGTGTTGAAGCACATAGACGGTCGGATCGTTCGGCTTTCTGATGATCAGGGACGCACATGTGAGGTCTGTCGTGCTCGACAAGTCGCACCCACCGATTGCATAAGAGTGAGCCACTTGCTCCATCGTGTAGGTTGCCTCGTTGACAATGTCCTCGAACGGGAGCCAAGCCGCTGCCTTGGCCTGCGGGACGTTGAAGTCCTTTGCCATCAAAGTCGGCAAGAATGTCGGGTCTCTCTTTGCCTGAGCAACATGCTCGGCAAGTGTCTCGATGCTCTTGATCTTGCCGAGTCCGGGATTTGCTTCCGCCCAATGTGCGGGATCGTCCCAGGTATTCGGATCATCAAGCTCATAGATGAGCGGGAGAGTTGTGTAATCTTCGAAGCCCGGGAGCCAGAGCGCCACGTTTGACGCCTGAGCATATACCGAGTCGAAAAATCCCTCGCGGACGAATCCGTTCGTGGAGATTAGCCACGCGATCGGCTGCTCACGCATTGATTGACCTTGGACCATGACATCATAGAGGTCGGAGGTCTTCGCTGCGTGAAATTCGTCTTGGTCAAAAAAAGACGGGTTCAAGCCGTCCATTGTTGAGGTGTCCGCTGCCAAGCTCTTGATGAATCCAAGATTGTGCTCGCAATATATATCAGATTGGCGCTTTTTCGTGATCGCCTTGAGCTCCGGAGACTGCAAGCGCATGTTTACGCACTCGTTATAGATGATGTTCGCCTGATCTTTCTTGTTGGCGGTACAATATACCTCGGGACCTGCCTCTTTGTCGTTGAGGAATACGTCCCAAGAGACCGCTGCCGTCTCGGTCGACTTTCCGCACTTGCGGGCTCTGACATCGACCGATTTCCGAAATCGCCGTTTATTTGTATCAGCTCTTTTCCATCCGAAAAAAAGCTGCATTTTTGCTTTTTGAAAAGGCTCAAGCTTCACGGGTTGCCCTGCAAACTTGCCCTTCGAGTGCTTACAAAAGCGCTCAATAAATTCGATGTGCCTGAGTCCTTCTTTAGCGTCGAAATAGAACGGGAAGTTTGTCGGCGGGTTTCGCATCCACTCAACTTCACGCTCATAGACCGCTCGGACCTTGTTCGAGACCACTTCGGCGCCCGACTCGATTGACTTCAAGTAGAACTCGGGATAGTTAATCATTGCCGGTGATGAAACTCATTATGCTCGCCCCCGGTGCCGCGGTCTCGGTCGGTGCAGGGAGCTGATCGGTGAGCTGTTTGATGGTCGACGCGTAAAGCTTCTGGAGCTTGATGTAGTTGTCGCCCTCGACTGTGGTCTTGCGGCCTCTTTGGTTCTCGCCGTTCTGGTAGTCCTCAGCCCATCCGTTCTCTTTTATCTTTTCCCGGAGCTCCTCAAGCTGCTCGGCCATGAAAGCCGCGTCCGTGATGAGCCCCTCGGTGATTTTTTTCCTGTCTTCGGGCATAAGATCAGCAATGTATTTCAATTTTTTCATCTCTTTTTTGAAAGTAAATTGAAGTCTTGCCATCTTCGTCCTTTCTTCATAAAACGCGCGCGTACGACACCCCCCACGCACACCTTCAGTCAGCTCGAAAAAGG